GGAGCAGAAGTACCTATTCCACCAGTACCTATAGAACCACCATTTGGTAATTCAAAAATCCTATCGTGTGTTATTGTTTCAGTACCTGTTGCACCAGTTGCTTGAACTCCAGTAACTACACCACCAGTTTGGAAATCACCTATTGCAGTAGTTCCTGTTACTTTACTTGGACTTACATCTGTTTGGTCTTGTGGTGTATATGTACCAATAGCAGTTGTTCCTGTTACACCTGATACATCAAAACCTGCTCCAAAAGCACCTATTGCACTAGTACCTGCTACACCTGTTTGTTCTTCTTCTATTATAAACGATAATGTGCCAACAGACCCTAAAGAAGAAACACCAGAACCAGTTTGCGACCTAGCTATTCTTGATGCAAAAATATCTTGAGTAAATCCAATCTGTATTGTTACATTTTCTGGGTCATTATTAGGTCGTGGATTAAATAATGCTGTTGCATCGGTAACATTTTTAGCAGGAGTGAGTTGTGGTTGCTTTGGGTCGTATTCTTCTGGTTCAACTCTAAGATTGTCCCAAGTTGTTCTTAATTGAGTATACCTTACCTCAAAACCACTTATATCGCTTATTGCTTTTGATTTTGTACCAGATGCATACTTTGCCATTATCTTAAATTAAGCCCCGTTGGTTGTAACTTAAGAGAAACACCATCATTGTCATTTTGAGATGCTAAACTAAATGCTTCATCATATAATGATTTTAAAAGAGGATATTTATCTGGTGCATATTTAACTGCAAGTTTACTTGATAACCCTGCACATATACATTCAGACCATGTATAAGGAATATCTGAGTCTTGATTAGATAAAGTAACATCATCTAATTGTGTCATAGCCCAATAATTTAATTTATATGTACCAATATTTGGTGTTTGCCAAACATAGACTTTATAAATATTATTTGACCCTAGTTGTCTGCCTTTATCAAGCATATATTGATTAGGTCTACCAGATGCTGTTTTATTTGGTATTTGATTATATTCGGCAATAGTAACTCGATTAATTATTGTATCTGTTCTTATAGCATCAGCTGTATTAAATATAACAACATCAAGAAAATCTAAAACACCTGCAGGTAAATCATAAGAATTAGTGCCTTGTACTAAAGCAAGTTCATTTTGTGTTACAGTCCAATAATTAATTCCACGATTTGCCCATTCAGAAAATAATAAATTTAAACTTCTTCTGGCAGATATGGCTTGGTCTCCAGTTCTTGTCTGAATATCAATGCCACATCTTTCAAAAGACTCTGTTATTATTTCTTCAATATTTGGCCTAAATGCTACTGTTCCAGATGTTGCCATATCTATACCTAATTATATTTTTTAGCAAATCGTATAACTATCTGATACGTATCACCAGTTGCACCTAAACCAGTTGTAGTAAACTTAACATCACCAGTACCATTTGCTCCATATGATTGAGTGCTTGGTAAACCACCTACAGAACGATAATCTACATAACCTGATTGATTTTCATCTAAATGCAACATAATTACATCTACATCAGCATCAGCCATAACCATTACTGTCATTGCTTTAACAACCCATGTGCATTCTAATATTTTTAATCCAGTACATGCATCACCATTACTATTATTTTCTAAAGTAGAAACATCAACTTTTAAAACTGCTGATTCATCTGCAGTATCTACATATTGCAGTTGAAAGGCATAAACAATTTCATTAACGTTTTCAGATAGCTTGGTAGTTGTTACTATATTAGCCATTTAACACTCCTATTAAGATGCTGTGTCAATACCATGAATTGTAATAACAATTCTACCTGCAGTATAAACTGCATCGGTTGTCGCACCAGCTACTAAATATAAATATTGGTCTGCAACAATTCCACCACCTGCAACTCTTGAACCTGCTGTAAAGTCGCCACTATTTATTATTAATGTTTCTGTTAAAGCAGTAATGGCACTATCTTCTACACCTGTTGCTTCTGTAGCTGAATATAAATCAATATCAGGGTCGCCACCTGCAGGAGCTTCATAACATTCTATAGTTACACCAAAGACTGTTCCAGTATCTTCTGTGGTAACTCTACCAATATAAGCAACACCAGTACCTGCTTGACCAATAATATCGCCTGCCGCACTTGATGCCAAACCAGTTAAATCAATCATAAGAGTTGTTTTAACAATGTTTACATTTGTATCTGTATCACTTTTAAATCGTTCAACCTGTGTAACGTAAGTTTCTGCAGTACCTTCAATTCCTGCATTAGCTAAAGCTTCGGTTGCCATTTTATTACCACTGATAACTGTTATTTTACCAGATGTAGCATTTTTTGAAATTTGTTCGTAACCGTTTATTGAACGAACTGGACCAGAAAAAGTTGTATTAGCCATGTCAATCTCCTTGTCTTGGCAAATGTCAGTCACTTTATGTAACTGTCAAGGTTAAGTTTAATTAGAGAGGAGCATTACACCCCTCTCTATAGTGGGTATTAAGCGCCTTCTGTACCGAATAAGCCTCTCCAATCGGTAAAACCGAATGAATATCTTTCACGTACTTTATAACGAACATTACCTGTCTCAAAATCGCCTTCAACACCTCTTTTAAGAGGAGACCTTTGGAACATTTTTAATCCGTCTGGTACATCTGTCTTGATATAGAAAGCATCACTATCTGTTAATCTTCTCATAATATGAAAACCTTGAGGAAGATAAGAGCCAGAACGTATTGCATTTATATCATTATCAGCAGTACCACTTCTTAATTCACTATTCAATATTCTTTGAGCAATAAAGGTATAGGCAGTAGGGATAATTAACATTTGCCCTTGTGCCGCAATTCTTAGACCTTTATCGTCTTTCATATCTGCAATTTGAATTAAAAGTGATTCTAAAGATGTTTCGCTTAAATCCGCCGCAGTCCCCAAAGTATTACTCTGGAGTCCGTTTTGTGTTGGGTGTGATTGAGATAACAAAGCTACTCCATCTCCACCTGCAAACGCTCCTGCAGTGATTGAATTGTTTAAAATATTTGCCGCTTTAATTTCTTTAGTAGCAGACATACTTCTAGCTAATGCTTTAGTATATCTTGAAGCGATTGAACCATATAGTCCATCTTCTTCTGCTTCTTCAGTTATTGAAAACGCCAAAGCGACTGTTTCATGTTGGTATCTAGCAGTCCACTGTTGAGAAGCCGTATCATAAGAAACAGCTGACCCTTCAGATTTTGTTGGTGCATTACTAAAACCAGTTAACAATACATCTTCTTCAAAAGCTTTGTTTGATGTGTTTGCATCAAAAACTTTTGCAAATTCTGCAGGATAACTATCGTACTCTAAGCCAAAGAGGGTATTTAAACCCGGCTCAAGCATTTTCGCAAATTGTGCTCTATTCATAGCCATTGTTTAAGTCCCCTATATTCCAGCTGTTGATTTAAGTAAATGTTCATTAATAAGAACCTCTAATTGTGCATACTGACCAAATTCATTCGCTGGTCCGTCCCACAATGCGATTATCCTACAAGTTGCAGTACCTGCCGCCATAGTTCCATTTAAACTGAAACCAGATTGACCTGTATTTGCTGAACCTGCACCTGCAACAACATCAGCATTATTACCGATATTTGTTTGAGCGGGTGTTCCTGCAGACATAATACGATACACAATATATGGGTCATCATATATATATGCTACTATATCCGTTGCCACAGTACCAGTAGGCCAGTATTGTGAATATACATAACTTCCGTCACTTGCTGTGTATGATACACCTGCAAACACACCGATATTATTAACTTCTCCGGCTGTATGTGGAGTTATTTGACCATTTGCATCAAGGATACATAAATCCCCAGTGAAAATGTTCTCTGCTAAACCACTTACTATTGTGTATTTGTTTGCTCTTGGTGCATTACCACTTGAATGACGAATTGGTATTAAACCGTATGCCGAGTTAACATTTGACATTTATTTAGTCCTTTTCATTATTAAAAGTGTTAATCTTCCATGGCAGACACTCTGCCACGACTAGATGAGCTTTTCCTATCTTGGTAGATAGTTTGCCCAGAACGACGACCTAATGAATCTAACTCACCAGAAAGTGCATCATTTTGTTGGTGTGACTTCTCCTCATAATATGCCTTCATAGCATTATGCTTTTCTTCTGGCATTTCACAA